AGGCCGACCACAAGTAGTGCAGTCGCTAAGCGTTGTTCCGAATAGTGTGTCATTTTGCATCGTTTCCCCTTGTTTGTTTGTGTTTGTTAAAGGCCTGCGGTCTCGATTGCTCCTGCGATGGACATGATCCCGGCAAAGACCAGGGCCACACCCATACCAAACAACATACGTATGACATTCTGTAGCGTCATTTCCCCTACTTTCCTGGTGTACAGGTCCAGCGGCCGCCGGCCCAATGCTTCGAGCCTGACCACTTTCCCCTGTGATTGAGTGTTTCGACCATGGCCGCGATCTGGAGATTTGCCGGCCATTTGTGCATTTCTGTAGCCCTGAGTCGCGCAGCAAACTGCCTCGGCTTTGGGTGCCAGGTCTTGAGCCAGTCGAGCATCATCCATGTGGCGCCGTCGGTTAGGGCTTCATTAAATTGGAACATGCCGAAATAACCATTCGCCCGGTTTGTGCTGCGCGGGTTGCTATGACTTTCACGCTCGGCAACGCATTCGACGTACTGAATTTGATCCTGAGGGACGATGTACGTGGGGCCTGTGAGGAGCGCCGCAGCTGCTACGGCCGCCACAATCACACGGCCTCAATGATCGTAACGGTAGACGATACGCGGGTGCGGGTGATTGCTTCCACACTTTCGCGGTTTACTCGCCTCTGGCCCCCGGGCGTCTTGTGCCCTTCGATTATGCCTTTGTCCACGTATTGCCGGACGGTTTCCCGGGTGACGCCCAAGATTCGGGCGGCCTCACCGGGCTTTATTAGTTCGCTCATCGTTTCCCCTTTCGGGTCAGACATTAGCGGTGTCTGCGCTATTTGCGCTTTTATTTCTTCGGCGTGTTGAGAATCGGCAGGGGGAAGGTCTGGGCATTGTTCTCGCCCTTGGTCGAGAATGACACGTGGATATGGTGCATGTGCCCGTAGCCCGATCCGCGCCATTTCCACATCGAGTTCGCGTAGGTGCCCGAGGCTATTTGATCGTTAAACACCACGTACTTGATCCGATTAGCGCCTGGTATGCCCGAGGCAGCGTAGGCGACGATCTGGTTAGCGAGTCGCTGCGCTGCGCCTGGGTCTTTCGGGTCCAGGTCGGCGTCGATGTCAAGGGCGTGAACTAGGCCTCGAGCATCGGGGTTATGGTCTGACTGTCGGCCGGCGTGTGCCTTGTCGCCTAAGATTCCATCACTCCTGCGATCCCTCTTAGGCCAGCGTCGATTCACCTGATTGCGCAGCGTTGTGACACCTGCGACCGGACGCCATGAGGCCATTACTCGCCCTCGATTTCGAGCTCGGGCATCGTGGCGGTGTCGTCCACATGGGGCCTCGAGTTCATGCCGTAGCGATAATCGTCACGGTTCAGGGCATTCACGAGCACGTTGCAGGCTGCAGCTCCCAAAGCCACCACGAGAGGATGCACTTCGGAGGTGGCAAGCCATGAGCCCAAGGCTCCTAGGAGGGCTCCTAGAAGGCTCTTGACGACCGTACCTTCCCAAGTAACCGCCAGCCATTTACCCATGACTTACCACCTGTCCTAGAGCCGACTTGAGATGTCGTCGAGTTTCGCCGCTATGTCTGAAAGGCTTGAGCCGCCGTTGCGGTAGCCGGGCTGAATGGTTTTTGTGTAGCGCTCGATTTCTTGCCGTACGACTGACCGAATGAGCCAGAAAAGCCCGGTCAAAAGTAGCGCTAAGGCTGTCAGGATTCCGACGGAGATCCCGACTATATCTGTCCATTGCATGGCCCAAGCTAGCGATTCTTCAGTCGCTCGAGCACGATGGCCCGGGCGCGTTCCGTCGAGCTAGTCGGCTTGGGTGCCGCTTTTTTGGCTGTGCGCTTCTTGGGCTCCTCGATGGGCTCTAGTGCCTCGATGATTTCCTCGGCCTGCTGCTCGCTCACGGGGTCTCCTCGGGTGTTGCTGGGGGAATGAATTGGTCGACTGTGGCGTCGTAGGCCCAGCCTATGCCTGGGTATGCGCCTCTAAATGAGCCGCTGTAGGAGCATTGGAGCCAAATACCGTCTAGGCCTAGTGAGGTTTGGAAAGCCTGGCCGAGTGGTTCTGACTCGGGAAAATTGCCCCCGTCGATGTCAGCATTGTTGATGACATGTACTTCTAGAACGGTATTGCTTTCGTCTATGCGTGCGAAATGTGCCATTAGACCGCCACCCTAACTATGACTATTCCTGATCCACCTGCGCCGCCTGTCCCGGCTGATGCGGCACCTGCGCCACCACCACCGCCGCCAGTGTTTACAGTGCCAGCCGTAGCAGTTCCTGATTGTGCTGCTGCGCCGCCGCCACCTGCGCCGCCTGCGCCTGAGGATGACGAACCACTTGCTCCGCCGCCACCGCCGTAAGTTGTCGATACGTTTGTGATGCTGTTTGCGATACCTGCGCCACCGGCGCCTCCAGCACCTCCGACAGCGTTTGCTCCAACGGCACCTGCACCACCTCCGCCTGATCCTCCAGTGGTCGATGGGTTACCACCCGCGTTTCCTTGACCCGTCGTTCCTGCACCTTTGGTGCCGCCAGTTGAGCCATCGGCCCCAGCGCCTCCGCCAGATCCACCGTTAGAAGCTTTTCCTGTGTATGACCCGCCGCCGCCAGCGATTCCATACAACGCGCCGACTGAACTTGCACTTCCGTTCATGGCTGAGAGATTGTCGCTGGTTCCTGCCGCGCCCGCGCCAATTGTCACGGTGAAAGTTCCAGCTGTTAGGTATACGCCAGTTGCGTAAAGCACGCCGCCGCCACCGCCGCCGCCTGCATACCTGCTGCCTCCCGTTGTTCCAGTTCCTGCACCGCCGCCGCCGACAACGAGGATGTCCGCAAGTCCGGCGCGGTCGATCACCAGTGAACCGTTGCCCGTGAAGGTTACGTACTTGTAGCCCGTGTACGTGCCGGTCGCCACATTGGTAAAATTGGCCGCGCCGACACTACCTCCGAAAGGGAGGCACCACCACACAGCTGCGGCTGAGTCATACGTGAGGCTGACGCCGGTGTATTGGGCGCTGATCGAGTTGACTGTTCCTGTGACGGTTCCACCCGTAAATGTGACCGCCCCAGTATTGACGCTGAACACGTTAAGCATCATGCCGTTGATTAAACTGGTCGAGGGCAACGTAATAACGGTCGCTGAGGCCGAGTTCATGGCGATAGTAGTTCCAGCCAGAATGTCGGCCACCGTGACGGTGTAAGACGCGGTTTTCTTTGACATCGAGCCCGAGGCCACAACGTCGACTCGGTTAGCAAGGGCCAGGGAGGCCGTGGGATAGTCGGCTACGAGATCCGTCGAGGTGACGTAAGTCGTGCCTCCTGTAGTGGTTGCCATGCTGTGCCCTTCCTAGGCTGCGATTAGGTCGTCGGCGGTAACTACGTTGTACCAGATAATGGTCGGATCTACGTTGCCCCATTGTAGCGCCGGGTCGACGTCTTCCCAGGTAACCGTCTGGTACGAGTATCGGGGATCTGAGATGGAGAGCGTCAGGATGTGCTGACCGGGCGTATAGGTCTCGGACCAGCCTTCGACCAGGCCCAGGAATTGCTCGAACGGCGCAGGCTGCGGCAGATCGTTAACTAGCACGTTCGAGCCCGAAATCAGCGCGAGAACCTGATCCCGCTCGGGGACTGTCAGCTGATCGACGTAAATCGAGATATTGCCCAGATTCCACAATGGATAGGCCTGGGCCAGGAGGATCGCGTTCGCTCGGCTAATCGCGTCAGCGTTGGCCTTTAGTCCTGTTTCCAGGGTCAAGGCCCGGCGCCCATAGGTGGCGATCGAGGTCGCGTCCGTCGCCTGGTGATATGACGGGCTGCTGCCATGGCTGACTGTGGCGTCGTTGATGATGGAGACCTGGTTCTGGGTCCAGGCGGGCGTAAAGATGACGCCATTGCTCGGCAGGCTGGTGGCGGCTGTAGTCGAGGGGTAAGAATCCCAACTGGCCTCGGCCTCGGCCCACGTGTTTATCTGGGCTGACCATGCGCCCGGGAACGCGGTCGAGCCTCGATTTCCGTAGGACTCGAATACGACGACACCCGAGGGCGTGTCGAAGTAGGTGCCTCCTGACCATTCGGCAAGAGCCTGGAGGCCGTCGAGGCAGGTCTGGGGCTGTGCGTTGCCGGCCGAGACCGAGTAGAGCTCGAGGCTGGTAGTTCCGCCGTTTAGAAAGGTTTCGCCCGAGTCGGTCAGGATTTCCTCGGCCCTCGAGTAAACCGTTTCCGAGGCGTAGCCGGACGCGCCTGTGATCCTCGAGCCTAGGTTAGAAAGGTTGCCGATACACGTGATGGTGGTGATCGCGGTCGGCGGGGTCGAGGACAAGTGAGTAATGGCCAGGTCGGTTACTTCGCCGGTAAACCTGCGGAAGCCGTAGGTCGTGATATCGACGGTCGCGGCCAGGTCAATTGAGACGCCTTCCGAGCCTCTGAGCGCGATGACGGCGGTCGAGGCCTCGGGCTGCGACTTAATGTCATTACGGCCATGAGTCACGGAAATCTGGTACTCGACGTCGGCCAGATCAAGGCTGACGCCTCCGATAATGATGTGAGTTACTGGGCTGGTCATTGGAGGACTGCCTGCCCGGTACGGCCGAGGCGCTGATTAGAGTCAAAGATGGCCCGCTCGATTGCCTGCGCTATAGAGGTGCTCGAGAGTGCGCTTGCGAATGATCCTCCGCCGGCTGCGACTCGGGCCGCTGCCTCGGCCGACATTGCCGGGCCATTGACGCCCCCTAGGGTCGCGTTGCCGCCGCTCATGGCCACACCAGCGGCCGCCAGGGCTGCCCGAATCTCTTCGGCTGCTGCGTCGCCGATTGTCTTGCCCATGGCGCGGCCCATTTCCTCGAGCTGAGAGGTCGCAGCGCCGAGTGCGTTCTGGGTTCCGATCAGGAAATTTACGGCCGATTGCACACCAGCGACGAGGAATTCGGGCGTCATGGCCTCGGCAGCGGTGCGGGCTGTGCTCTTGACCGTGACTAGCTTGTCCTGGAACGTCTTTACGAGGCCTTCGTCGATGATCTGCTTTGCTAGTTTGTTGCCAATTTCTGGGCCCAGGCCGGCCACGGCATCTCGGAGTTCGGGGCCGCCCTGGGTGTTCAGGGTTTGCAGGTATCCGCCGAATAGGCCCGCCTGCTCTATCTGCTTGTTAAATCCGTCGATCAGCGACTGCCCGGTCGATTTGCCTTCGGCATCAAATTGGGCTCCAAATGCTGCGCCCAGGTCGATGCCCGAGGTGATCTGATTGGCCATCTGGCTCTGCCAGTCATACATCTCTTTACGGGCAGTTTCCACGGCCTTAGAGGCCTCGCCGAGTTGAGTCGTCAGACTCTTAACGAGGTCGATTTGGGCACGCAAAATCGGATTCATTTTTTCAATAGCGTTAGTAAGGCCGGTCCCCGACTTGGTTCCGACTTTGGTTTTTGCCGTCTCTACCTCGGTGCTGAATCGAGAGATGGCGTTGCCCATGGCGTTGATGCTGTCGTAAGCGCCGGTCGGTGTGCCACCGGTCTCGGCCCCACCGAATAGGAATGCGGCACCGCTCGACGGGTTGATTGCCTTATTGACGCCCGCTAGTTTGTCGATCACGCCCTGAATTGGGTTAAGGGCGTCGAGGGCTGCATTGCCGATCAGCTCGAATGCTGGTCCGCCGAAACTTAGGATGCCTTGGAGTAGTTCATTTCCTCGATCCGCGAATGCCTTTGCGCCGAGTGCGGCGTCGAGGAGGTTGCTGGCCAGCATGCCAAGTTTCTTGCCTAGGTCTTCGGTCTCAGGTTGCAGTTCGCGCATTCTGACGCTGAGGTTTCCGATTCCTCCGCCGGTGCTGGTGAATCCCTCGATTAGACCTTTGCCTAGTGATTCTTTAAGTTCGTCGAACGCGATGCCGAGGATCTCGATCTGGCCTTGGAGGGTCTCGGCTTGCGCTACCGCCTGGCCGCCGAATGTGGTTGAGAGTTGTTGTACGGCTCCGTCGAGGTCTTTGTTCTTAATGATCGAGGCGTCGATGCCGGCGTTTAGTTTGTTGAGGGCCCCGAAATTTCCGTCATAGGCCTTGCCTAGGGCGTTTGCGACAGATTCCAGGCTCTTGCCACCGCCGGCGGAAGTATCGAGCGCAACGCTTAGCAGTTTTTGGGCCTGCGCTACGTTGCCAGTTGAGATTAGGAGTCTCTCGAAAGCGGGGCGTAGTTCCGAATCCGTGACACCCGTGGCAAATTGCATGTCGTCGATGAAGGTGTTGATTTCGCCGGATGCTGCCGAGAATCCGAGGTTTTCGAGTGTTGTGCTGAGTTTGGTTAACTCGGCTTCCTCGGCCATGGCGGCTTGTACGCCATCGACCGCTAGGGCTACTGCGAACGCTCCCGCAGCTGCGGCCGCGCCGATTAGTGCAGGGCCGACCATGCTGGTCAGTTTGTTGCCAAATCCTGAGAGGCTGTTGTCTGCCTGAGCTAGGCCTGATCGGAGTTTGGATACGTCGGCGGCCAGGTAGACGGTTAGGGTTTTGCCGATAGCCATTAGAGGTAACTCCATTTCAGGACGATTTGGTCGACGGCCTTAGCCCATTCCTGCATGGCCCCGCCCTGGTATTCCCGGACATTCTCGATCCAATTGGTTCCTTCGCCGAATGCCTCGGGTGCTCTTTTCTGGGCTCCTGCCCGGCCTCGGTTGCCCTTGTCTGAGAGGTAGCGCACCATGGTGGGCGATGCCCCGCCTGAGAATTTCTTGCGGGCTCCGCCAATGTTGACGGCCGGCACTCGGTCTTTCTTGACCTTGACCGATTCGGCGATTCTTTCGCCCCATGGCCCGGCGTAGTTGATCGCGGCCTGACGCCATGCTGGGGCCATGTGCTTATCGGCCACGGCCTGCGAGGCCTGCCTAAGTTCGGCTGAGGCCTCTTTGGGCAGTTTGCGGAAGGCTCGGAGAATGTCGTTTAGGCCGTCGACGTAGGTGTCAAACACTTTGGCTGGAGCCATTGCCTAACACCTCCACGATCGTAGCTAGTTGCCGGGGATCGTAGGCCGCTACTTCTTCGAGGGGCCTTCCGATTCTTACGGCTACTTGGGTTATGAATCTCCGGACTGATCCGGCTGGGTAGGGTCCGGCGTCTCGGCGTCCTCGGCCCAGACTTCCTTTTCCTTTGCCCAAGCCTTGACCTGTGCCAGATTGTTAGGCGATTCCCCGGTCACGTGGATATAGGCGCAGATCAAGCGGATTCCCATGGTTCCCGGCTTGCGCTTTGCCTTGTCGTAGATCTCTTCGGCCTCCATGAGATCCGCTGAGCAAATCTGGTAGGTGACGGCCTCGGGATTGTCTGACGTTGTTACGTTGATGCTTGGATACATGGCGGTTTCCCCGTTCACTAGTTGGTTATGCGAAGGTTACAGTCCCCTGCATGGAAACGGTGCAGGTTGCGATTCCGGCCGCGTCGAAGGTGACGTCGCAGGAGTCGATATACATGGCCGCACCGGTCCAGACACCCGTAGCCGACTCGACCGTGACGGCGACAGCTGCGGGGGTGGCAATGGCGACCTGGAGAGCATCGTAAATGCCGGCGTTCTCGTCATAGAGGAAATCGAGCGAGATCGTCGAGTTCAGGTCGGTCTGATTAAACGCCACGTCGCTAAGGGTCTTGGTACGGATGATCGTGGGCGTGGTGGTGATGGTGCCGGTCGTGATCTGCTCTTCGTACTGGGCGGCGCCTACCTCGACGGTGAACGCGGCACCAGCCACGGAAACAACTGCCATTTTCTTACTCCTTCATTGAGACGGAGACGTTTATCTCCGTGGTGTAGACGGTGCCTTGCGCTCCCACGTCATTGAGTTGTGGGGGGTTTACGACATCCCAGGAGAATCCGGCTGGGATGAGCGGGAGGAGGAGGTCGATGGCGTTCTCGACGTCCAGGGTAGCGGCCTCATTATTTCGAGGGCTGATAACGATGAGGACACGCCAACGCACACGGTAGCCGAGGGCAGTGCCGCGCTCATGGGTAATCCACGGCGAGTCGGGCACGATGACAACGGCCGGCGGCCGAGGTACGGCCGGGACTGTGGTGTAGACCTGGAGGCCCTGCCCAGTAAATGCGGCAACAAGGGCCTCTCTGGCTTCCGTAACTAGGGCTGTCATCCGATCATGCCCTTGACATCCATGTACGGCCCTAGAAGGGACATAACGCGGCGCGTCATCCACACCGATAAGCGGTAAGGCCCTGGCGAGAAATCAGTGGCCACGGCTTGTCCGCCTGCGGCTGTGCGTGCCTGGAAGATCTCGACCGCTACGGCTAGAGCTGCCTCTTTACAGGCTGGGGGCTCTAGTTCGTATGCGGCGTCCGTGAGTAGGGACGCGACGATATCGTCGGCGGCTGCGGCCACCTGATCGTAGGGCTCCTCCGGCGGGTCATAGTCGAGGTCCAGCGCTGTGGCTAGTTCCTCACCCGTTACGAGTGCCATATCGTCGCGTCCCTTATCTCAGCGGTTAGACGTTAGTAACTCGGACGATGCCAGCGGGCAGGAATGCTGCGGTAACGCCATAGCCATAAATAGCGATGTCGCGTCCCAACTTTCCTACGTTTTCTGCTGTGGCGAGGCGGGGGCCATCTTCGACCCAACGGGCTGCCGCGCCATTCGTCACTACTGCGTTGTATGCCGCATTGGTGTCGAGCCAAGTGGCGCGAATGACCGGGAGGCCGGACACATTCACTCGCAAGGTTGACGCGGTCGCGACACCCGACACGTTCTGAACGGTGTAAGGCTCGGGCTGGAAGGTGCTCCATCCGCCGATCTTCTTAAAGACTGCGGTCGAGACGAAGACCGCACTAGCCGGGGACTGGGTGGCGTCCTCGACAGTAACGGATGCGCCAAACACGGCTTCACGGAATCCGGCACCCGTGGTATCGGCTGCAAAGTCGTAGTCCTGAAGGCCGGTGCCGTCTAGCCACAAATCCTGCGTAAACTTGCGGTCGGTGACGGTCGCGTATGACGCGGCCATGATGCGGTTGTGAGCGTCGAGGTACGAGGGGCTCGAGCGCTGGAGCAGCTGGTAGGAAATGTCCGAGCCAGCGGCGTAGGTGTCAAGAGTCGCGGTACCCTTTTCGAGGTTGATAGCGACGCTGTTAACTTCGTCCTTCTCGTTGGCTTGTGCTTCGACAATATCGGTCAATGACCCGTCGAAATAAGGCCAGTTAATGTCCATGCCTGCGACTCCGGCAGACATTGGGCCGCCGACCCCGGTAATGACGCGGCGCCCGAGGTCGATGATGCCCTGAACCTGGAGCATCCAGTTCGGGGGCATAACGCCCGGGTTATTGTCCGTAACCTGGTCGAAGAGTGCGCGTGACTCAACGTCGCCGGCCAGGACTGCCTTGGAGTACTCGCCGAAATCGCGGAACTGGGCGAGCGGGTGGACGGGCTCGCTCACGAATGAGCGGGACTCAACCTGTGAGAGCTGCTGACGTACTTCGGCGATTGCCTCGCGTGCTTCGATGTCTGCGGTCACCGCAGGAGCGGCTTCCACCTCTACGGTTTCAACTGACATTTCTTCCTCTCGGATTGCTGTTACACCGGCCGTAGGGTACGCCGGCATGTGAGTAATGGAGGTCTCCATTAAAGAGGCCGCCATGTGCTGGACTGCGGTCTTAGCCCGATTCCAGACAGATTTGGTCGGCATGAAGCCGACGGACAGACCCTTTGCGGAGCCTGTGCGGATGAGGGTCGCGGCGTCGCGGCCCTGGACCGTGTTTGCGATATTGAAGTCGATGTACAGGCCGTCTGACCTGTTCTCGGCTGAGGTGATGACGCCGATCGGCTCGCCGTGGCGGTAGGCGATTGGCTTTCCAATTACGTCCTCGAGGGCGAAGGCGTTTGGGCCGAATGACTCGCGTACGTTGCCGATCATGGTGTCGACGCCGTAGGGGACGGCGCGGCCGTAGCCCTGGCCGGCGATGTCGGGATTGGAGTCGTCTTCGCGCATTTCGACGATGAAGTCGGCGCTGAATTCTGTGGTCTGCATTATGGCCTCAGCATTGGGTCGGATTGCATTAGGTCGGGTAGGTCTAGTAGTTCGCGTGATTCGTCGATTGAGATAACGTCGAGGGGGCGTAGCGTTGCGATTAGCGCAGCGATCTCGGCTGGGTTTCCGCGCAAGAATACGGAAGTGTCGAACTCGACGGCGTGGCCTCGAGGGGTGATGTCATTCATCGAAAGACGCTGGGAAATCTGGAGCATGACGGGCGTCAGCGATAGGTCTAAAAGCTGCCTATAAAGATCGACTCTATTGGCATAGGTCAAGGCGCTTCCTGACTGGGTAGCGTTGACCCATGCCGCGTCGAGGTTAGCCTGCCGGGCGACCGCTAGGGCGCTTGCGTTTCTTGCGTCGGTCAGCTGCATATCGTTAGGCGAGAATCCGCCGACTGATTCGGTCGAGATTGTCGAGTTCAGGTAAGCGGTCGAGCGGTTTGTGCGGGCTGTTTCCCAGGCTTCAAGCAGATCGTCGACTACGGCGCCCGGCAGGTCGGCGCCCGAGTTCTTTAGGATCACGTTCGGTACCGGGTACTCGGCGTAGCGCAAGGCTGCGGCCTCGAGTGCTGCGGCCGTGTTTACTGCTGACGCCATCGTATCGAGCCAGCCGCCGGTCGAGTCACCGTCGAATCGGACGACGTCGCGAGGCGGGACCGGTACGCCATTCCAGTAGATCGTGCCGAATGCCGGGATCGGGTCCATCATGGCTTCGGTCGTGGCGTCAGGCATGAATGAGACCTGTGAGTACGGCATCCAGTCGAATTCGGTCGGGTAGCCATCCCAAGCTCGAGCGGCTACGCGCCAATACGCGAAACCGTACAGGAGCAGGTCTTGGACTGTGCGGCCCATGATCGAGGCGTAAGTAGTTTGGGGGTTTGGCTGCACGAGGACGCCACGGGCGACGACCTGATCCTTGCCGACGTATTCCTTCAGTGGAAATGCCGAAATGGTGTTGGTGTAAACCTTGAGGCACTTCACGAATGCCGGCACTTGCATCGCTGTGCTGAGTGCCAGCGAGAACGTACCCGACTGCTGGATCATCGACAGTAATTGGGCCGAGGCGTCGCGGACGTACGGGACCGGCTCGGATACTGCCTGCGTTATCGCGGACTGTATCTGTGCCTGGTCCCGCACGACCTTGAGTGAACGGGGAAACGCCACGGGTGTAATTCTCGTCCCATACCATACCCTCGTCAAGTATCCAAGGCTATCTGTGCTTTATGCGCGTCGGCGTGTATGGATGCGGGCCATCGGTCGCGGCGTCTTGCTTGCCTGGTAGGCAGCGAACATGACGGCCCTAGCTGCATAGACGCCTCCGTGACCCATGCGGGCTGACATGACCCAGCCGCCTTGACGCTTCGAGATATTCGACTGCGTGAAGTGCTCGAGCAGGGTTTCGGAGTCTTCGTGAATTATTGCCCGGCGGTCGAAGAGGTCGAGGAGGTTTTGGGTTGCAGCTGCGGCCTCACGCTGCCCGACCAGTTCGTCGAAACGCTCCTGAAGCCGGTCCACATAGCCAGGAGTAACCTGTATAAAGAGACTGGGGTGATCCTTGCGGATTTCCCCTAGACGTATGTCGACATCCTTAATCGTTCGGTGAGTGGTCGCCCGGACAACGATCCGGCCATCCTCCAGGGGGGCTGCAATTGCTACGGCGTGGCCCATGCCATCGAAGTCGGACTCCACGGCGACCGACCATATGGAGTCGGGCGGGAGGCCTTCGTCGGAGAGGGTTTCTTTCCACCAGGAGTCTTTGAGCCAATGATTAGCTCGAGGAACCCATAGGTTGAGGTATTCGCGGAGCCATGAGGACTGTTCGATATTTTCCCATTGGCCGCGTAGGAAGGCCTCGCGCTTATCGTTCCACTCGGGGCTCGCGTACTTCCATGTCTCAGGGTCGTCGGGGTCGGCGGTCGGCGGTGCTGACCATTCGAGTAGCAAGATATTGCCCGGGTCGTCGGCGCCGAGGTGGTCGATGGCCCTTTGCCGATATGAGGTCATTAGATCGCTCGAGGAGTCACCAGCTGTAGACACTAGGAAGGCTTGCGGGTTGAGGCGCTCGGCCATGGTCGGCGCGATTGCTCCCATGAAGACTTGGCTCGGGATGCTCCAGGCCTCATCGAGGAACGCCATATTGATCGAGAACCCGACGCCGGCGGAATCGTTAGCCGCGTGAATTAGCCAGCGGTCGCCGGAAGGTAACTCGATGCCGGCCCGCTCATTTCCCCACCTTGCCGCCTGCTTGCCGTACTTTTCTACGGCCCAGATTCCAGCCGGCCTCATAACCTCCATGGCCGTCGAGCGCTTATTGGCGACGTGCAGGATCGTCTGTGGTTCGCCGAAGAGTTCCGCGTGGTGTAGCCGCCACATGCAGATCGCCCGGGAGAGAACAGACTTGCCGGATTGCCGGGCGACCGTGAGCACGACCGTCGGCCAGCATAATTCCCCGGTTTCGGGGTAATACTCGAGCGCCCGGTCGAGCGCGTACGCCTGCCAGCCGCGCAGCTGCAATCCATACACGCTAGAGAGCCAGATTCGAGCCGCGGGGCCATGCGTTTCCGTGGTGCTCCGTTGCGGGCCTGTTTCCAATCGTGGAAGGACGAAACCTTCTGGATGGATCCTGGCACTCTCGGTCGATTTTTGGCCGCTCCTGGAGCGTTGTGTGACCTCTGGGGGATAATTGAG